GCCCAAGGGAACGCCTCCCGGCGTGTCCTATATCTACTAATACGTTTTTGTCAGAAAAACCGCCCTAGTCTGGAATAATGATGGTTTTTTTGGGAACAGATGGGGGTTGGGCCGCATCGGCAGCCTGCTTTGCTCGTAGTACATCATTGAGCATCATTTTGGTCATTGCCATGGCTTTTTCTTGGCATTCAATTTCTTGTTCGGCAGTAAGCTGTTTTTTCTCCACTGCTTTGGCAATATCATTACGAACACCAGCAATATTAAGAAGCTGCTTTAGATTCATTTTTAGCTTTCTCCGCTTCAACAATAGCTTTAAATTGCGGCTCGCCTTGCATTTGGATATACGCAATCAGATTGGCTGATGCCAAATAGGGCGCGTTACCAAGGATATGCAAGATCTGGTTTACTTGTGCTACGGTAAATGAAAAATTGATAATAGCATCATCAATCGGGTCTTTTTTAATTTCTTCTGTCATTTCTTTTTACCTTTTTTTATTGGAAATAAAATATCTGGTACTGCTGTTTGTGGTGTATCGCCAAACCTTGTTTTAGCAAAGTGTTTATTTTTGATCATCATTTCAAAACCGTCCCAAAGACGCTGCAATTTTAAGTCGTTGACGTATCTGATGCCGTCCAATCGGTTGGCAAACTCGTCGTCTGAAAACGGACCCTCTGGTCTATCTAAATGCTGACGAATCAGTTCTTCAATTGCTTCGTTGGTTTCCCAGAGCTTGATAATGTCTTGCTCTAATTCAAATCTGTCATACTCGCAAAATAGTTTCATTTCATTCTCTTTTTAGCTTTTTTAAGTTCAGCTGCAAAGTCTACGCTAAACCACTTACCAATAATCTCAATGGCTGGGAATAACTCATTGTACGCAGCAACATCATCTTCATGATAAACAACTCCTGTTTTTAACATCTGTTTCATGCTAACGTAAGAATCTGCTAATACATTTACCACAATTTGGTCCGAAAAGTCGTCATCTAATTCTATAATCATAATCTCACCCTGTTGTCGTTAAATGTCATACATTGAGCTGCCACTAACGTTACTTCAGGTTTAAATGGCAATGCAAAAAACTGTTGTTTAATTTCTTGGCAGTTTGCCTCGGTAACAGTTTGATGCGTTGTAATAAAATCGCAGCGCTGTCCCATACACATTACTGCTACAAAAATATACATGTTCATCGTCCACACTCCAAGTCAACTGCAATCTTTGTGCGTTTTTGTAATTCGCGATCAATGTACCAGCGGGCTTTGCGCAGGTCTTCAATGGCGTCCTGTTTTAAATCGCAGCGCCAAATGTATTTAAGCGCATTGCCTAAATTAAATCCCATGTGCTCGGTGATCTGAATGCAATCAATCCCGGACGGATGGCTAGTGTAATGCTTAGGGCTGTTTACTGGATCTTGCATGTCTCATCTCTCGCAGTTCTTTTTCCATAATCTGTAGCTCTTCAAAGCTGTCACACACCCAGATTCCCAATAAACTTTCGTAGCGGCTAGTGTCGATATCTTCCACACCAGTAAGCGTCTCCATAACATAATTGCCTTTGTATCTGTGCTCAACAATAAAGTGGCTCATAGTTTTAATTCCCGTTTAATAAATACAATGCCTTTGGTGAAATGATACCTCCAATACTTCTCTGTCACCATGATGTCATTGTGTGTTAATCCTTCTAAAAATGCAGCAAATATTTCTCGCTGTTTTGCCGGCATACGCTCAGCAATTAGTCTCTTAATATCTAAAATGTCTTCTGGACTCCAAGGAAAGTATGCTTCCATCATTTCCGTTGATACCCCGTCTCCGTCATCTTGTTCTATGGGGTCCAGCTCCTCATCAGAGAGGCGAGGAGTCGCCGCTTTGATGCTGTGTTTGGTTTTTGTTCTCATAATCATACTAATACGCAATTTAGGTCATCTAAAAGAGCTTCTTGCAAATTTATTTTGCCCTCTAATACTTTAACTACCCGCTCATCGATGCTATTAGACACTGTTAGGTGATGTATGATAACCGGCTTTTCTTGCCCCTGGCGATAGATCCTGGCATTCGCCTGGATATAGTTCTCAGACGACCAGGGCAAATCGAACCAGACCGTTTGTGCTGTATCTCCAACGTTGCACTGTAAATTGAGCCCAATACCTCCTGATTGAGGATGGGCCAAGAGCATACGAATCTCGCCACAACGCCACGCTTCAATGTTGTCATCGTCCAGCACCACAGCTTGTGGGAACGTAAGGCGTAACCTTTGGAGGCTGTGTTTGAAGTGATAGAATACGAGTGTCGGGGAAGAAGATTCCTCCATGATCGACTCAAGATATTCCAGTTTGCTGCGGTGTATTTCTTGTGCTTCTCCCTCTTCATTGTAGACTGCTCCAGACGTGAACTGCAGGAGCTTGTTCGCCAGTGCTGCTGCTGTTGGAGCTGTGATTGTTTCGCCTTTGATCTCAGCGACCATGTCTTTTCTAAGTTCATTGTATTTATTCCTTATTGATGCATCTATCTCAACCGAGTGATAAAGCGAAGTGCAGCTAGGTAGCTGCAAATAATCCTCAGCCTTAAGACTGAAACAAATATCTGAAATTTTATTTTTAATAATCTCATCACATCCACTCTTTAATTTCCAGCTATACACCACGCGTGTATGGCGATTCATTTGATCTGGCGCCATGTACATATCCCTAAAACGGGTCAGGCTGGTTTCTAGGCGGGCGCCCAAATCCAATATGCCGACCTGTGACCAGAGATCACTAAGCCCTTGAGGGGTGGGTGTACCGGTTAGAATTACGCGTCTTTGGAAGCCCTTTAAATGCTTCTTAAGGGCCTTAAAACGCTTGGTGCTCGGATCCTTAAACCGGCTACTCTCATCTATCACTAAGTTAGTGAACACTAACTTATCTGAAAGGCCGCAAAGCCATGCCACATTTTCCAAGTTAATCAGATAGATGTCGGCGGGAGAAGTCAAGGCGGATAATCTCTGGCTCGGCGTCCCCATAATTTTCGACACGCGTAAATTCTTCAAGTGTGACCACTTCTTTACTTCTGCATCCCAGACTGTCTCCGCTACTCGCTTGGGTGCGATGATCAGCGTTTTCCCAGTGAACTGTTCGGCTATGATTGTAAGTGTGGTCGTAGTCTTTCCTAGGCCAGGAGGCAGAAATAATCCAAGGTTTGGGATTGTCTTTGCTTTTGATATTAACTCCTTTTGATATGGGTGCAATTGGTCTCTAGTCAACATGGGTGTTTCGTTTTTCTCTGTTCTGTTTCTTTGTTAGCAGTTGTAGATTCCAAGGTACATGCAAACCCGATACTTTTTTGCCATTTAACGGCACAATGTGATCTACTTCCCATAACTGCCCAGTAAAATGTTTTAATATTTTAGCGCGCTTGTACCATACTTTTATTTCTGTTACGAATACGTCTTTGATCCATCGCGGCTTTCTATCACGCCGTTTGGCTCTGGTGTTTGCTGCATTTGCATTTGCTTTGTCTCGGTTGTTAAATTGCCAGTCACGAATCTTTTGGTTTTCCAATTCATAATTTTCATTGGTGCGCCAATATTCTACAAAGTACCCCGTTTTTTTATACTTTTTTTGGCCATATCCCCAAAAACGTAATCCGTCATCTCGCCAATCACCTTTTACAAAAGGCTTTCCTGTGTCAGGGTTTAAGCGCCGCATTAATAAAGTCCTCTACGTCTTCTTTACTGTGTAGGATGTGAACAGGAAAACCCTGCTCACCCAAGTCATCAAATACAAGAATTTGTCTAGGACTTAGTTTCCCCGTTGCTGTCTTGAGTTCCACTAAGAACACTTTCTGTCCGATGAATACTATCCGATCCGGGACCCCGGTCACGCTGCTGATCCATTTGTAGCTTAGTCCCCCGGATTTTTTCACCAAGTTGTTTAAATACTTCTCGATTTCTTTTTCCAGCACGTTCACGTTTGTCTTCCTCCGTCGCGTATATGCTAAACACTTGCTTAAAAATATGCTCGCCTAAGTAGGAGCGCGACTCATCACCAATCTTAGCGTCGTCTTCCCCAATATACTCAAACACGTGCGTAACTGTGTGCGAGACTTCGTGGTAGATCACACCCATCCGTTCTAACGCGTCGCATTTTGCCATCTCTTCATAGTTAAACACAATGGCCAACATGGCGTTCTGTGTGCCCTCTTGCTCAATGAAGTGCGACTCAGCAAGCCCTACGTCTAAGGCTGTGTGGCGGGTTGTAATCTTGGAGTCGCGGACAGCCTGCTGGAATGCTGCATCAGAAAAACACACCTTGATTTTGATGCCAAAATGACCGCTGTCAGCAAGGTAATATGGTTTTTTAATGTCGCGTGTTTTTGTTTCTAAGCGATTCCAATATCTCTTGCTGCTCTTCTTCCGGCAAATCTTCGACTGGTGTGGCGTTTTCATAAATCTCCCCTGTGGCTACTAGTTCAATGATGCCACGCATTAGTGCGTCAACATCTTCTTTTGTCATTGTGCCGTCTGCAATTAACTCGTCAGCCCAGCCTTCTTCAAACTCTACTGTTTTTTTTCTAGTCATACTTTATCTTTCTTAACACCAAGCCCATCACGCAACTCATGGCTATGTAGTTTTTTGCCAGGGTTCTTTACTTCGCCGACTGCTTTGGCAACTTTGGCTGCACGTTCTCTGGCTGCAAACGTGCCGTCAGAAAGAATAAATCCGTGCTCGCCTTTCTTGCCAGTCTTTTTGATAATCTCATCGTGACTGTACTTTGCGTTCGGTGCCTTGCTGATGGTGCCGTCTGCGTGTTTGATTGCTGGTACTACTACTTTAAGTTTGCCCATTTTGTTTCCTTTGTTCTACGTGCCATTTGCACAGGTCTTTGTAATACTTAATCTCTTCTTCGTACTTACGATACTTCTCGTTGCGTTCTAAAACATCGTCTAACATGTCTTTATCTTTTGGACGCATCGCCAGACCAATCAAAAAACCGATAAAGAATGATAGTGCAATCTCAGTCATGTTATCTCCTAAATGATCCAATTGGTTTACG